TGCTGCGCAACAAACCGCCGCGCCGGATCGCCTAGGGCAAACTCGCCCAAGGTGAAGTGTGCTGACAGCTTGGTGCTGAACGGATCGCTGGGCTTCACCTTGTACGGCAACGCCTGCGCAGGTTCGGGCGCCCGACCGCCCCATAGCGCGCCCTCGGCTTCCCTGCGGCGTCTGAGGCCAGCCTCAACATTCGTGCCAGGGTTGCGGTATAGCAGCATGGTTGCAGGTATCTGGTTCCATGCCCGATCCGCCAGCCGCTGGCTGATCGTCTCGAATCCAGTCGAGCCGTAGAAGCCGCTGCCCAGGTTGTAGGCAAAGCTCACCAGTGCGCATTGCTGATGGTCGGCCATTTCGCGCCAGTGCGGCACCGTCTCGCGCAGCTTGGCGGCGATCCGGTCCACTTCCTGCCGCAGCAGCATGTCAGCCTCGACCCGGTTCAACTTGTCGCCTTTCTTGACCTTCCGCCCGTCGCTGTAACGGGTCGTGCCCCAGCCGATCGTCCACGGTTCGCCGCCGCTGAGCGGATCAGGGTAGGCATCGAGGTGACAGCCCTCGAACTGCTGGATGAGCTGCAGCGCTGCGCTTAGGTCAACCTGCTTGCCGTCCTGGCTCCAGGTAGCGAACCACGTCCGATCGCGACGCATTGCAGCGGCGTAGCCGTTAACGGCTAGATCCTGCTCAAGCTGCTGAATAGCAGCAGCCTGGTGCGGATGATTCTTGTAATAACGAAACAGCGACTCAAGCGTGATCGGCGCGGTATTTGCCACGTTCAGCGATGCTTAGGAAACATCAGTTTCAGTGCTTGCAGCAGGAGCTGAATCCAGCTATTCGACTTGAGCGGTGTCAGCGCGATGATCTCGCTGCCAGCAGCAAGAACGATGGCGATGACGGCAACGGTTTGCGCGTCCATGGTCAACGGTGTGGGCGTGCCTCTAGCGTAGCCACCCTCTGCTCAACCCCATTCAGCCGCTTAAAGGTCTCCTGACGATCGGCGCGGATGTCACCATGGAGCACCTCCAGTTGCGTGGCAATGTGCTCCACTGCTGCAGTAAGCCGGATCACAGCATCACGCGCTTCATCGTTGCGTTTGCTGAAGCCCATCGCGCCCATCGCAGCCACGCTGATGGACGCCCCAGCAATCGCAGCGATCAGCTCGATCATGTGCTCAGGTTAGCGCCCCTGTCCGCGCATAGGCTTCTTACCACGCCGCCGTGGCCGGCTGCGTTGACCGAACCCTTGGCGTGTGGTTTTCGGTGGACCGGCATGGTGCTCGATCCGTGCAGTGCCGGTCTTGGCTTTTACTGCCATGGCATCCCGCTGGCCTTGCTGGGATGACGCTGCTCGTCAAGCTGCGCCTGCAGGGCAGCCTCGATTTCGGTGACTTTCTCGGCACCGAAGGCATCCTTGACCCAGCCGATCACCATCTCCTCAGTCAGGTCGGCATAAGGGATCAGCTTGTCCGGGCGCTCGAAGCCCAGTGATCCGTACGCGCCGCTGCTGTAGGTGCCGTCTTCCGCGTTGACGGTGTAGTGGGCGGTCATCACAAACCCGTCAGCGGTCTCTCGCTCCAGGTTGGCGATGTGCCAGGTAAATACGGTGGCCATGCAATGCCTTGATTCGGTGTCAATGTATCAGATTTCAGGCATTGCGTACTCTTGCGTGGTGTTGCAGTAATGCTTAAAGATCACCTCGCTGGTATTGCCAGCCCAGGCGGCTACCTGCGGCACCGGGATGCCGGCTTCGATCCAGTGGCTGATGGCCGTGTGCCTGCAGTCGTATGGCCGGTAAAGGTGTGAGATCAGGCCTGCCTGATGCAATGGCTGCAGCTTCTTGCGGAAATAGCTCTGAAATGCCAACCGATCCCACGGAAACAGGTAATCGGACTCTCGCGGCAAGGTGTCAAGGATTGTCTGGCACTTGCCGTTGAGCGGGACCCATCGCTTTTTGTTGGTCTTGGTGCTGTCTTTCAGTCCATGGGTCAGCGTCCAGTTCTGATGCACCAGGATCTTGCTGTCTTTGATGTCCGCCCACCGCAGCGCCCGCACCTCGCCAGTTCGCATGGCGGTCTGCAGCATGAACTCGGTGTATTGGGACCAGTTGGCTGTCCGGTAGGTCAGCTTTGCCTCAAGCGCTGCCAGCACCAGGCCGATCTCATTGCGCGGGATGACGATGATCTCTTCGTCGCGCTGCGGCGCCTTGGGCATCTTGAAGCTAGCCAGCGGGTTGCGGTCCAGATACCCGACATCTTCCTGCGCCGCCCACTTGTACATGGTCTTTGTGTACATCGCCACGCGCCGCGATGACAGGACAGGCTTCTGCCCCAGCACCCAGATCATGACCTGCCGCGCCTGATCCAGGTCCTGCACCGGGCAACGCCTGAGCCACTTGGTGACTTGCCGGTAATCAGACGTCAGGCTGGTTGGGCACAGCGAGATGGAACGCTCTGCGAGGAAGGCGTCCCATAACTCGCTGACTGTTAGTGACACTGTTTCATTTGTGAAGGTGACTACTGGGCTTCCAGCGCGTTGGCTAGAGCAACAAGGTGATCAACACATTCAGCGCCGTCCCAATGGTGATCTACTTGATCCGCAGCAGCTTGCAGGGCGGCGGCGATAGCTGGCAGGTAATGCCAGTCATCAGGCTTGCCGCTGGCTGCCCGGTTGAACGCCCAGAACACCTCCTGAGCTTCTGGTGATAAGTCAGACATAGAAGTGGGAATGACTAAAAGGCTTGAGGCAACGAGGAAATTATTTATTTCCTAGAGGTGGCAGTTGCTCTGGTAGTGAGACTGACTCAAGAATTTCTCTGTTTAAATCAAGAGCAGACCAAATAACAGGCATACGAGTATCAATAGTGCTGTCGTATGTGCTAATAGTGACAGACATTCGGTAACGAGGCGTGTTCTTCCTGATGAACTTAAGAGTTTCATCACTTTGTTCAAGTAGGGGCTGCGCCAGGGCGGCTCGGGCGCGATCAATCAGGTCGCGGTCCCTAGGAGGTTGCACCGGGTATTGTTCCAGGCTACACAGCAGCTCAGCGCACAGAGCTCGAAAGTCAGTCGGGTAATCTTCTTGGGTCATGGTTTCTAGGGAATCGTGGCCAGGGGCAGGGTGTTGACGCACCGCTGCCCCACCACACTACACCCGTGTCAAGCCCAACCATCCGGAGATTCCAGATAGTTGAGCCAGACCTCGATGTGAGTAGGACTACAAGGCTTGGAGTTGTGCTTTCAATGCGTCAACCTCAGCCGATAGCTCTTTAACAGCGTTCACCAGCACTGGAATCAGCGCGACGTACTCCATGCCGAGCTTGGTCGGTGCATCCTCGGGCTCGCCTTCAATGTGTTCCTTAGTGTCAAACACCGACTGAGGGACCAGTGGCTGCACCTGCTGGGCGATAAAGCCAAGCTGTTCGATGTCGGGCTGTGACTTTAGCGTGTAACGGACTGGCTCGATCTGCTTGAGCGTGCCCAAACCGTATGTGACGGGCCCAAGAATGTTCTTGAGTCGTTCGTCAGATGTTTGTGTGCCGACGACGGTGCCGCCTGTGGTGCCGATGTTGCCGCCGCTAGTACTAAGTCTAAAATTACCTGAATCATCAACCCAAAAGACTTGACCAGCTCCATTTTGTTGCTCAAGATAATAATAAGAGCAGGGATTGGTAATCCCCGAGTGCTTATAGGCTCCAAACTGAGAAAGCCTTCCGCCAGCATTTGCGGTAAAAACTACTCCCTCAGCGTTGCCAAGGCTTCCAGAATTTACAACGCACTGCAACTCTCCGCTTGGTTTGTAAGCCTGTATAAGTGCGGTTGAACTAACGCTAGAAGACGTGCCAACTAAAAAACGACCTGAACTATCGCACCTGAATCTTTCGGCAGCATTTATTCCAAACGTGAGATTGTTCCCTCCGTGGTCGTATTGAATAAAGCCAACATCATCATCGCCAGTGTCCCCAAATAGAATCTGGTTAACGTTCCCAGTATTCGAATAAAAACGTAACGTAGGGTTTCCGCTCGCTGTTGCGTCAAGGCGTAGTGAAGCATTTACGCCAGCCACGTCTACAGCGTAGGCAGGCGCATTAGAGCCAATCCCTACGTTATTTCCGAGAGGGTTAAGAACTAGAGGATGACTTTCAAAAGATTGAATCCACTTGTAACCACCGGATTGATTGTCACCAATTGTGATTCCCGCTCCCCCTGGAGAAGAATCTCCATTAGAAGATATATTGCCATTGACTTCAAGCCTTACATTTGCGTTAACGCTAGAAGTCCCCAGACCTACCCGACCACTGGAGTCAACAAACAGCCGTCCAGTGCCGCCCGTGCTGATGGCGACCTGATCAGTGCCGGGGCTGTAGATGCCGGTATCAGTGCCGCTGTCCTTGAAGTAGATGGACGGTGCTGCGGCCGAGCCGTTCTCAACCGCCAGCGTGCTCCACTCGCCGTCGAGCTGAAACAAAGTGATCCAGCCGTTGTTGGCGGCGTTGCGCAGCTTGAGCAGACCGGTTGTCGTATCTGCCCACCACTGATAGGCGTAGGTGGTGCTGGGTGCAGTCGCGCCGCTGTTCTGGCTGACGATCGCTGCCAGCGCACTGTTCAGGTCAGATCGAACGGCTGCACCAGTGCCGTTAGCGATGACGTAATCGTGTTGAGCCATAGCTAGGCCACTTTGCTACCAGTTTAAGCGCCCTTGCCAAATCCCACCGCAGACCATAGGAAGTTCCTGCTCACTGCAGTGCCAGCGCTGTTTCTGAAGGTCACATCGAAGCCGGTATTGCTGACGTTGGTGACGTTGTAGTAATCGCCTGTCGCCAGGTTCTGCGCCACGATGCCGATGCTGGGCAGGTAGGCATTGGCGCCGCCCAGGCCGGTGGTGCCGGTGAAGAACGCTTTTTCAAATGCCACCGCCTTCGTGCCAGCGCCGCTGCTGACAGCACCTATCGACTGCTCAGTCCTGCGCTGGAAGGTGGCCTCGTAGCCCAGCTCATCGACCAAGATGCCTTGCGCTGGGTTGTTGCTGATCAGCTCTGCCTTGAACTGGAAGCCGCGCCCGAGGAAGGTGCCATTAACAAACTCTTGCCAACTGGACCATGTGGGCGAGCTGCTGGGATTGTCAGGCGTGCGGCGCAGGTACAGCTTGGCGTTGACCTGATCGATCACGCCGCCATCCCAATCTGCCCAGTCATCAACATTCGCGGTGCGGCTGTCCACCAGATCGCTGGGGAAGTATCCACGGGTGACGAAGTAGCGCTTCAGGTCAAGGGCGAAGCTGGCGCCAAGGTCAAGGGTATTGGCGAACTCGTAGATTCCGAGCGCCTCCATGGTCCCGTAGAAGTCCAGCGTCGCAATCGAATCGAAGTCCGGGATGTCATCGAACAGGCCGGTGGCATCAAGCGTCAGCGCATCAAGGTCGTCGCTGTAGAAGACATCAGTCTTGGCACCTTGGAACGGTGGGGTGTCCTGATCCTCGCGGCGGGTCTGCACCAGCAGTTGCCCAACAGCATCAGGGAAGTCAACGATCACGCTCGCCTCGGTCGGGCTTTGGCGGCGGCCGTCATCTTCGAACTTGACCAGGATTTCGCCTTCGACCAGCGGCACGATGGCTTCGGTGCTGTAGCCAGCGACTGCAGGGATCAGATCGACGCTGTTGCTCCAGGTGCCGGTGCCATCGGTCAAGTTGGTGTGGCGGATGTGGACGCGGCCGGCGACGCGCACGTCCAGGTCAACCGTTGCATCCCACCGCAGCCGGGCGCTGTTGGCGCTGATCGGTTCGATGGTCAGGTTCTGGACGTTGCCCGGTGGCTCGGTCTTGCCAATCAGGTTGAAGGTTGCAGTCGCCGGGTTGCTGACGCCGCCGAGGCTGTTGATCGACTGCACCCGGACCTGCAGTGTGCCAGCGTCCAAGCCCTCGATGCGGGTGCTGGGGCTGTTGGTCTCGACCTGCGACCAGTTGTTGTTGCCGAGCCGGTAGATCACCCGGTAGGACTGCACCAGTTGCACCGGCGGCACCCAGCTCAGCTCGAACGCCGTGCGGACGTTCTGGCCGTCGGTGTAAAGGTGCTCGGTGCCAGTCAGGCCGGTAGGCGATTGCGGCAACGCGGACAGGTTGGAGATGTCCCGCGTCTGCAACTTGATGTCTGATTCGATCGCGGCGTAGATGCTGCTGTTGTAGGCCAGCGCCGTCACGCCGTAGATGCCGTCCTCGGCCTCGGCCACGCTGACGACGCGGAACTGCTGCGTCTGCAGGCTGGTGTTCTGCAGGACCCAGATGCTTTCAGGGTTGGGCGCTTCGCTGAACGCGCTTGTGACCGTGATCACACCGCTCGACAGGGTGCTGACGCTGCGAGTCTCGACCAAGCCGGTGGGCAGCAGAACGCTGATCGTGGGCGAGGTGCCAAGCGTGATGCCGGTGGCGTCGTCAAGGGTGACGGTCGTGGTTGTTGCTGCTGCAATGCGGCCACCGCGCCTGCTGCCAGCCTTGACCGGATCGGCCACGTCGATCACCATGCCAGGCCGCAGCACGATGCCCGAGTCAATCGAGACTGAGAAGGTGACGGTCTCGGTCAGGTTCTGCTCAGACAGCAGCGCCCATTTACCAGCACGGTGCGCTTGCCCTTGCGAGTAGCAGCCAACTGCCTTGATGTCTTTGTTGATGATGCCGTACTTGGCGACGGCCGACGCATCCTCGACGTACTCATAGGACACTTCGCCTAGGTTGTCGTAATCCTGGTAAGCGACCGTCGCGGTGGTGTGCCGTGCCTTCTGCGATGAACCGCTGTAGTTGAACAATCCATCGACCACATTGGCCGGGGTCAGCAGATACTGCGAATCAGATGGCTTGTCCTGCAGCACTACCATGGCGCCAGCACCGTAGTAGGCGATGCCACGGAACAGGGCTACGAATTCTTGGATGACGTTGTAAACCTCGTCCCTGCTGTTGATCAGCATGTTGCAACTGAACCGTGGCTCCTGCCCGCCGCGGCCGTTGCTGACCAGCGCGTTGCAGTATTGGCTGATCGCGTAGAAGTCGTAACGATCCAGGCTGCTGGCCGGGATGCTGGCGCCGTAACGGGTGTTCGTCAGCAGATCCCACAGACACCACGCCGGATCATTTGTCCAGGTAGCAGCGCCAAAGGTGCCATCCCAGACGCCGCTGTAGGTGACGCGGCCGAGATAGGTGGTCGTGTCAACCGTGGCGTTGCTGGGCAGTTGCACCTTGATGCCACGCACCAAGTACTTCCGGGCTGGAATGCCTTTGAACTGGCGAGAGTCAAAGCGCAGGAACGCCAGTGCGCTGTTGGGATACCTAAACTTCTCGTCGATGATCTCGGTGTAACTGAACCAGAACGTGCGGTTCTGCCGGCGTGCGCTGGTCTCGTCAGCGCTGATACGCTCCAGGCGGATGTCAACCGGGAAGGCGCCAGTCAGGTTGATGATGTAGTCGCGCTGGTAAGCGTTGGTTGTCTTGCCGCTGATCGTGTCCTCAAAGACGGTCGTGTAGCCGCCACCGTTGTACTGCACCCTGCAGCGGATGGTGACGCTGTGGCCGATGATGTCGCCGTCGTCCTCGATGATCTGCAGCGCTGGCACCTGCACCGTGATGCGGGCGCGGTCTACGTCTGAGTCGGTGATCTGCCGGGTGACGGATGCAGCAGCGGTGATCTCGACGTTGACGGCCTGCTCTGACTCAATGCCGTTGGTGTTGGGGATGTAGCTCTGCGCCTGCGTGCCAGTGCGGGTGACGACGCTGTAACCCGTGAAATTGTCAATCCCGCTGCTGCTCTGGACGGGCGTCCCATCCAGGTAGATGCCCTGCACCCCATCCTCGATGCCTTGGATCTCGCCCTCGCTGATCAGGTCAAGGACGCTGGCGTATTGAACCGACTGCAGGCTGTCGTCAGCCTCTGATGGGACGTGGGTTGTGCCGCCGCCGCCTTTTCCGCCACCGCCGCCACCGCCTGCACCTTGCAGCACGCCGAGGCCGGCATTGTGAACACGGATGCCGTCAGCGATAAAAGTGTGGTGCCCCTCGACGGTCAGGTTGTAGACCGTGCCAGCAGGTAGCTCTTCACGGCCGACGATGGGACGCAGATGGTTGTTCTCGTCCACCAAGCAGTCATCAGCGCCAAGGCTGCCGATCGCGACGAAAGCGTTGAACTGGTTCAGCACCCAGTGATTCGGGGTTGCATCAAGCGATGCGCCGCCCCATAGCCGGTAGCGAAAGACGCGCTCGTTCGGGTGCTCGTGCACCTTCAGGATCGTCGCCTCGTGCAGCGTGCCCTTGTCGTCGAAGCTCAGAACTTGATCGCCAGCCTGCAGCTCATCAATGCGACGCTGCCCACTGGGCGTGCGCACCAGCGTGTGCCCCAGGAAGCATCCGCCGCCACCACCGCCACCACCGGAACCTTGAAGCTGCGTCATTTCAGTTGCGCCACGTCAAGGCCGCTGGACAGGACAGCCGAGCCAACGAAAGCGCGGCCGTAGACGATCGGAACGGGCATCCCCTGCTTGCTGGTGTTGACGATGCCGCTAAAGCTGAACGACTCCAGCCTGGCGGCTTCCTTGCCGCGTTGCAGTGCTGAGATGTCGGGCTGCGGGGACAGCATGTTGGCCACCCCGCCCAAGATCAGACTGGCGCCAATGCCGCCAAGCGCAACCGAGACCGCACTTGCTGTTGCGCCTGAAATAAACCCAGCGCCAAGACCAAGAAAGCCAGCGCCTGCTGGACCAGCAATGATCGCAAGTGCAACAAGTCCGATACCAGCCATCACCTGTCCGAATCCCTGACCCGCACCAGCCACAATCGGCGCAATGCTGAACACATCTCGCTCGGACCATGGAAGCACAGCCACGCTGGCATCCTCTTGTGTGATGCGCTCTTTGCCGACCGTGACGCGGAAACCCATTCCGGTCTGTTCAGAGTCGATAAGCCACTTGTCTAGGCCGGGGAAGTTCACGCACAGCGCCTTGATCGCCTGCGCGGGTGTGTCAACCTCGAACTCGAACCGGCACTGTCCGAGTCGCTTGCGAAGTGCGCCGTAGACCTTAACGACTTTCATGCCGCAAGACCAGGGCAGTGCTCTTGACATAGTAACCGCCATACACGTCGCGGCTACTCAATCGCCCCTGCACATGATGCAGGATCTGCTGATCGCCCAGGTAGATCGCCGCGTGGTTTGGCAGGTCTGCAAACAGTTGCATCAGGATTGCGTCGCCGTACTGCAGCTCCTCGAATGGCACCTGCCTGAAGCCCTGCGAGCGGTAGCTGTCGAGGTACAGGTTCTCGCCCCGCTCCCAGAACCGATCACGCCGGTCGAAGTCCGCCAGCATCAAACCCCACTCGCGCTGATACCAGTCCCGCACCAGCGAGTAGCAATCGACCACGCCGAACACGAACTCACGGCCGACATATGGCAGTTCAAACGCTGCAGGTTCGCAGCCGCCCCATGCTTCGGTCTTGGGGTTGACGATCACCCACGGCAGGCCGCTGTTGTTGCAGCCGATCTGATCCGCTGCTGATGGGACTGGCTGCGTCACCGGATGGCTATGCACCACGGCCACGATCTCGCCTAGATCCTCGGCTGCTGCATAGTCCGCCGGGTCCAAGATGAAGTGCTCGTCTGGTGTGGCGGCGATGTTGCGGCAGGGATAGTACCGGCGCCGGCCTTTGACCACATGGATCAGGCCGCAGCACTCGCGGGGATCCTCAGCCTGCGCGTGCGCCAGGATGTCAGCCTTGAGGGTGTCGGTCAGCCTCACTGGACGAGTCCCGCTCCCGGATAGCTGCCGAACGGCAACTCAGCCGTGGCCCCGAACCGCAGTTTGCAGCTCTCCACCCGCTTGCCGCACACATCAGCAGCCAGCGTTCCCACCGACTGATCGTTGACGTTCCAGTAATTGCTGCCGGTGTAGCCGCACTCAGCGCCGCGGTACTTCCACTGGCAGACATTGGCGATGATCTGCCGTTGGGGCAGCATGACGCCGGCCAGGTCAAACTTGCTGGCCAGCTCGAACTCAACCAGATCGCGGTTCTCGTTCGACTTGCGATCAACGTACCAGATCTCCGTCGGGAAGCGAGCGCTAGGATCCGCCGCTGCCTCGCCATCGAGGAACTTCTTCAGCGTGCGGATCCGCCGGACCGTGGCGCCGCCTAGGTCGTTGCCGGGTGTGGTCGCGTTGACCAGCAGCAGAAGCGTGGTCATGTCGCTGAACAGGTTGCTAATCCGCAGCGTCGGGCGTGGCAGGCTGCCAGAGCTGGTGTAATCAAAGCCCGTCGCCTCGACCGGAAGCCTGACGTAGGTGTTGCTGGCAAAGACGATGTTGCCAGTCACGTCGGCATTGACGCCGTTGTGCCAGTAGTAGGTCGTACTGGCGCCATGCAGCGTGGTGTCAAGCTGCAGCTCGAACAGCTCGATGATCGCGTTCGGACCCAGGACCGCCAGCTCTTCGTAGACGCTGCTGATTGCTGCCCATGTGACGCCGCCATCAACGATGGTGCTGCCGATGTCGGTCGGCCATGCTGGCTGCGTGCTAGCGCTAGTGCCGGCGACCGTGCAGCGGAACACCAGCCCGCTGGCCTGCGTCGTCGTAGCGCGGACAATGGCGCCGACTGCGTAGCTCGTGCTGGCTTGCCAGGCTGCGTAGGCCATTAGGGCTCGAACACTTGGCGGAAGGTGGCGTTAATTATCGCCCTGCCGTTGTACGGAATGGACTTGCTCCAGCTGTCGCAGACCCACTTGTAGGCGGTTGACTCATCTGGTGGTGTCCAGTCAAATGCAGCCGCGTCAGCAGCGCGAGCATCAAGGAAGGCTTCAATCGTGTCCGCATTGGCTTCGGTGATGTTGTTCCAGGTCAGGGACCACTCCTTGGGGTTCTGGTTTAGCCCAAAGGTCAGCCGCTGCTCGTAGCCGTCGCCAAACTGCACCACACGCCGCTTAGGTGCGCTGCGCTTCTCGGCGCCATAGGTGGGGCTGATCGCGGGGAAGGTAGCCATTAGCGGGTAGAGGCAAGCAGGCCGCCGGGACGTTGCATCTTGACGATCTCGGCCTGCACTGCAGCACCGACGATCCTGCCAAGCTGATTGGCATTCGGCTCATTGCCCTCCACGCTGGTGCCGCCTGCGTCCACGTTGACCACCACGCTAACGGCGCCGCCAAAGCTGCCAGTCGGTGCAATGCCGCCGCTACGTCCTGGCATGAACAGCTCAGGACCACGCTCGCCGACGACATACGGACTACCAGCGCGGACGCTGCCACCCTTGGCACGGAAGCCAAGGCCAATCGTGCTGAATGGCGTCGCCGTGAAGTTACCAGACAGCATTGAAGTGCCAAGGGCGCTGCCGGTAACGCCCGAGTAAGACAGTCCACCTGCGCCGCCGCCACCAAACAATCCGCTAAGGGCGTTGATTGCTTTTTGAATGACGAACACCCGCAGCAGTTGGTTGGCAATATCGATCAGCACGCCAGAAGCGATGCGCCTGAGGCTAGTACCAAAATCCTCGCTGCCTTGGATCAGCGCATTAAACGAAGATGTCAATCCTTCGCCAATGGTGGTGGCAAGGCTGTCAGCAACAGCCTTCTGCTGTTTCTGGCCTTCGGTCAGTTCAGCCTGCAAGCTAATTTGATTTTCAAGCGCTGCAATCTGATTTCTAGCGCTTTCGTTCTGTAGCTCCGTTAGCTCGCGCTGTACTTCCCGCTGATTGGCAATTAGTGCTGTATTGCCTTCATAAATAATGGCCTCTTGCGCTCGGATGTCTTTTTCTTGCGCCAGTGCCTGCGCATAGCGATATTGGATGTCCAGCTCTTTCTCTTGCCCTTTGAGGCGTACTGCAAGCTGCTTGTCGCCCGCAGCCTCAGCAGCAGCAATCTTGTCTTGGATGGTTGATCGCAGTTGCAGAATCTGACCCTCTGCTAACCGCTCACGAATAACTTGCGCAACGCGCTCTTGCTCCTTGGCGGCAGCTTCTGCAGCGCGTTCGGCCTCGCGGGCTGCTTTATTGGCAGCACCTTTGCCGCCCCCACCGCTAGTCGGCGCCAGCAATGCGGGTGCGCCACCAACCGGTCCGCCCGCCTTAAATGCTGGCGCGACAGTGCCCATCTCTGCTCTGACAAGCGATTTTTCAAGTCGCTGCCTATATTGCTGGACTTCAGTGTCAAAAGGGTTCATAACCCTTGCGCCAAAACGCGTCCTAGTCCTTTCACTGGCTTGCTGATATGCCCTAGTCTGTGCCTGCAGCGCAGCGGCACTATTGACTCTCTCTAGAAAGGCATTAATGCCATCTAGTAAAAACTTAAAAACGGGTTCAAAAAACTTACCGATATTTTGCGCCAGTCTCTGGAAAGAATCCTGCAGCGTTGATAGTTTGCCGTTAAGGGTATCGCTTTGCGCAATGGCACCATTGGCGTACTTGCCGCCGGCGCTGGTGAGCCGCTGCAGTGCTACCTCAACAGCCTTAGCGCTGATCTGACCTTTGCTGAGTGCCTTTTGGAACTCATCGCCGGTCATTCCATACATCTTGCGCAGCTCTTGCTGCAGCGCGATGCCACGCTCTTGGAACTGCAGCAGTTCCTCGCCCTGCAGCCGCCCCTTGGCCTGCACCTGACCGTAAGCCGTCACCAAGCCTTGCAGCTCTGCGCCAGTGGCGCCAGATGCATCAGCCAACCGGCGGGTTGTTTCTACAACATCACTCGCGGCAACGCCGAATGCCTGCAGGCGTTTTGCTGCATCAATCAGCTCAGTGCTGGTAAATGGCGTTACTGCACCGAGCTGCTGCAGCTCTTGGATGATTTGCTTGGCCTGCTGAGCGCTGCCAGTCAGCACCTGCAGGCTGCGCGTCTGGCTTTCAATCTCAGCAGCTTGGACAAAAACAAATTTTGCAGCTTGGATAGCGGCAAATGCTCCAGCAAGCTTGCCGATCGTGCCTTGCAGTTTGCTGATAGCCGATTCAGTTTGAGCCGATGCACGGTTGACATCGCGCAACGCGGCAATCGCATTGCGTGCGTCAACCCTTAGCTCAACGTTGGAGACTGCCATGGCACCAGTTTACCGGCGACGGGCTTTGTCCATTGCTTCTTTCTCGCGTTCGCCTTTGATCTCGTAGAACGCTGCAAAATGGATGAACTCGGCATCGGTCAGCTCAGTCCGTAACCGGCTGACCGTCATGCCAAGCTCAGTGGCCAGGAAGAACTCAAAAAAGAGCAGGCTGTCCTGGCCTAGCCTTTTTTTGCTTCCTCAATGCCAGCACCATCGCCAAGGCCAAACAGGAACAACTCCAGCTCGTTCAGCACCCGTTCAGGCAGCTCACGTTGCAGCTTGACTGCATCAGCCGGTGCGAACGCCTTGCTGCCGTCCTCCAGCTCAGCAATCTGGCACAGCATGTAGGTGCTGATCTCCAGTGCCTCATCAGACCCGGACAGCGTGGTGGCACGCTTGCGGTCTGCGCGGGTAATCGGCTTAAAATAAAGATCCAGCACCGTATCGCCAGCATCATTCTTGATGCTGAACTTACGGCGCTGGTTGAGATCAAATGCACCGGCGAGCAAGTCAACCGGGCGTTGTGCGGCGGGCATCAGATGCTGAGGGTAAGGGTTCCGCTGGAGACGAAGTTGATCGTAACGATCTCAAGCTCGCCAACCGTAGCGGAGTATTCGGAACTTGTCACCACGATGGTGCCGGTGATCTTTTTGCCGCCGGTCTCGTCCAGATACAGCTCAACGGCTGCATCGGCCTCGTCGGTGGCTTGGTTGACATCCTTGATCAGGTCCAGCTTGTCGCCAGAGCCAGGGGCGTCATACATTACCTCAATGGTGCCCGAGCCGCTGATCAGACCGCCCACGTTGGCGCGGTAAGTGGCACCTTGGGAGGTTACGTCCAGCGACTCCTTCTCAACGGTCATGCTCCAGGACCGCACTGCAGCGATCTCGGACAGGCCGCCGCTGCCAGCTTTGTCAAAGAAGACAGTGCCCTGTTGCCCGCGATAAAAAGCCATGATCAGATGTCCAGGGTAATGGCGCCGTTGGTGACGAAGTTCAGGGTAATGACTTCGATTTCACCCACGGTAGCCGAGTATTCGGCCGAGGTGATCACACCGTCAAAGCTGATCTTTTTGGTGCCGGTGGTGTCCAAGAACAGCTCAAACAACGCAAGCCCTTCATCGGTTGCGGTGTTGACGTGCTCGATAAACACGTTGGTCTCGTCAGAGCTGCTGGCGGTATACAACACTTCAACAGTTCCGCTGCCACTGATCAGGCCGCCGACGTTTGCCCGATAGGTGGCGCCCAGTGCGGTGGTGTCGAGCGATTCCTTCTCGACAGTCAGCGACCAGGACCGGGTGCTGGTGATTGTTGCAGCGGTGGAACCAGCGTCGTCAAATTTGACGCTGCCTTGCTGCCCTCGGTAAAAAGCCATGGCTAGAGATCCTCGAAGGTTTCAAAGGTCAGTCTGACCTGTGTTTGGAAGAAACCCTCCGGTGCTGGCGCGGCCGCTACCTCGGGTCCGATCGGCGGGTCAAAATGAACACCGCTGACTACGACCCTATTGTAAAGGTCCCTGACTCGCTTGCCGATCGTCAAGTTGGCGCCAGGACCAACGCCTTTTGGCGTAAAAATATTGATGGCTACCACGCCGATAATGCTGTTGCTGCTGCCGGTGGTGCCGCCAAGGGTTAGGTACTCATTAGCGCCAAAGCTAACGAGGCACTGCACCCATGAGCTATTTGGCGTCGGCACATAGGGCTGATTGTGGAACACCACGGGGATGACGGGCGACGCCGCCAACTCAGTGGCAAGCCGTGCCTCGATGGTGGCGCGGATGGTGTTGAGGTTTGCAGCAGCCATCAGCCTTGCCTCCTGATGCGCTCCCAGTTTTGGTCTACGAAACGCTGCATCTCACGGGCTGTGCGGTCTACCCATCCTGCCGGTGCCTGCCTGCTGCTGCCCTGCGCCAGCGGCTCGGCATATGGCAGGTTGTTGTGGACGCTGTAGTAGTTGCCTAGCTTCTCTTGCCCTGGCTGGTAATTGCTGCCCTTGGGCGGCGTGATGCCAGCGCCATAGCTGCCCTCTGGTGCCGGGGTGCCATCGGCTGCATTCTGGCCAATCTGCCAGCTAACACGGAACCGTCCGGTATCGACTGGGCTTTGTTGCTTAAGCCTTGCGTCAGTCTCCAGCACCGTCACGCGCAACAGCGTCTCAAGCTGGTTGCCCATGTAGTTGCCAATATCGCGGATGGGCAGGTTGCTCATGCTCTTAAGATGATCTCGTAGGTGATCGCGGTGTTGTCCTGCTCGATCGTCTGAATGCGGATGATTTGATGCACCACGCTGTTGATCAGCACCTTATCAACCGTGGTAGGCGCCGTGGTTAGGTCTGCCGCTGCAATGATCAGCCGCTTATCACCAGCCTGCACCAGTTCGTTCACCTCGCGGATATTGACATCTTCCAGCACGCCCCGAACAGTTGTGTCTGTATTGGTCTCAGCAATGGTGCCCGTTGCGGGGTCGTAGCTGCCAGTTGCGACGCGACGGATGGTTGCAACACCGCCAAAGCGTGCCATCAGCTTGCTGGCAACCTTCCGTAGCGGACTAGCTAGTGCCATCAGAGCTTGTAGGCGACACAGTGGCCATTCTGCAGCTTGATGCTAGTAAAGACGCCGTACAGCGTGGTTGAAGCGCTGAACGACTGGCCGGATAGCGTGTTGCCGTCGTAATTTTGCGCTATCACCGTATCAATCTGCGTGTTGGTCGTGAAGTGAATGGCACCCCAGCGTCCTGTTCGTGTCGTGGTGTCGCTGACAAAGGTAGCGCCAATTGAATAGTCAATACCAAAAAAATTAGGTTCGCTCATGATCAGATCCGGTAGGCGACGACTTTGCCGCTAGCCAAAGTCACGCTTGTGAACACGCCTTCGATCTCATCTCCAGCCATTAATGGAACTGACGTAAAAGCGTTGCCGGTTGCGTTCTGAACCGTAGCGGTGCTGATCACAGCATCGGCAACTGCGTATAACTTATAAAACCTGCCGGTATGAGCTGCCGTATCGGTGATGTACTCAAAACCAATGCTGTAGTCGTCCATGGTCAGCTCCGGCGGATTGAAACGTTGCCAGGTCCACTGATTCTAAGCCCTGTCAGGTATCGCTCCATAATTGGCGGCACCTTATCCGCACCAACGGCGCCGTAGCCAAGGTTAGGCGTCACGTCAAGGCTGCCGATCTTGACGTTTTTGTAATCCTCCAGTCCGCTCAGGCCAAGTCCGTCCGGGTTGTTGTGCAGGTACGTTGCCAGTACTACCTGCGCGTACTGAATCTGCGTGGGGATCTCGGTATCGGTGAAGTAGTCAGTCGTGATGCGGAACGGGAACCCCACCGCATAGGTGTTGATGTAGGTATCCGGCTTGCGCACACCTGTGCGTGGCCATTGCAATGCCTGCGTATCGGTCGCTCGTGCGCCAAGGAACCGCTCACGGTCTAGCCGTTGCGTTGCGGTAAACAGCGCCCGGTTCTTTTGGTCTGTGGTGGCTGATGCCCATGCGGTGACATCAGCATCCTGCACAAAACCGTCAATGATCGCCTGTGCTGCTGCCAGCGTCAGGTAACTGTTTGCGTCGGCCGCGCCTGGCGTGGCCACGATTGTGATTGCCATCGTCAGGCTCCGTTAAATCCAGTGTAGGAGTTGGCTCTGGCATAGAAAGAGAGGCCACCTCCGTAGAGGCAGCCTCCTTTTCACGCAGTCGCCGGAAAGCGAACAGCCCCATCAGACGCGCTTGAGCAGCACGCTGATGATCACACCAGCCAGGGTGGTGGTGGTGCCGGTGACATCCAAAGACAGGCGATCGCCAGCCTCAAGGATCAGGTCTCCGTTAGTGCTCGTCAACTCACCAGAATCAGCAGCATCGAACTTCTGCTCGGTCAGAGCAGTGCCCTTGAAGTTGATCTTGGTGGTGCCGAGCAGGTCATCGCCAGCGGTGGCAGCTTCAGTGCCTTGGCAGCGACGAATCGTGCCAGTGACAGCCGAGGCATCGTTACCGGCGGTGGCATGCACCTCACGGATGCTGACCACTTGGCACTTCACCGGAGCGGTGAAGAACTGGACATCAGCCACCGAGGAGGCGATGTAGTGGTCAGCAACGATGTACTGCTCGTTGGACAGTTCAAACTGGGAAGGTTGCGCCATGGTTAGTTACCTCAATCGAAGTTGGAGGTGTTGGTGGCACGCACGATGCCGAGGTTCTTCAGCTCGTACACCTTCGACCAGTTGCCAACCGTTTCCAGTTGAGCGCGGGTCGGGTTGGTGGTGGTGACGCCCCACTTAGCACCAACAGGGTGGTAGCAGTAGTGCAGGTCGATCGACATGGCATCGCTCTTGGCGAGGATGTCACGGTCGGTTTCGGTCTGCATTGCAAGCTGTTCGCCGGAGGCAACAGCGCCTTGGGTGAAGAAATAGGTGGCGTACTCGGTGGTCGAGCCGCTGCCATCGGTCTGCACGTCGTCAGACACGATCACACGCAGACCCATGTAGGTCGGCACGTTCACTTCGCCGCCGTAAGCAGCAACCATCGAACCGCCCGACTGGGTGGTGGTGGTGCCGCGTGCCTCAGCAGTGCTGACATAGTCAATTGCACGGCGCTCAACCAGGTCGTAATAGACCTTGGAGTGCATGGCAACAGCAGCCAGCTTGTCGCCTTGATCGCCCAGCAGGCTGCGGGCTTCGGCAACGTGACGGGGGCTCAGCGTGGTGGGGGTATCACCAGACTCGCCGTCAATGGTCAGGCCAAAGAAAGCAGCAGAGCTGGATGTGGAACCCAGGCTGCCGAACACACCAGCCAGGCAGGACAGGAGGTCCTTTTGGCGCTGGTTGGCAACGTAGTCAGCGATCTTGGCGCCGATAGCGGCCATGGGATCGGCACCAGCAGCCAGAGCTGCTAGGTCACGAGCCTCAAAAGCACGGCCACGGTGCAGGATGACGCCGACTTGCTTGTCAGCAGTGATCTTGCCGGGGGTCAGCGAAGTGCTATCGGTCAGCACCTCGAAGTCGCCGGAAAGGTTGGCTTTCCAGAAGGGGACGTTGATAAAGTCACCACCCTCAGTTGCATTCAGCTCCGCCAGGGGCTGCACCACACCGCTAGCCAGGAAGGCATCACGCTGCGTGGTTTGCTCGATGACGTAAG